GCAAGAGCCACAGTTGCAAAAGTTAAAAAAATCAATAAGCCTTATGCGAGAAAGATACAGATACTTACAGTCGGTGAGCAAAGAGCTAAAGTGATGGGCAAGACTGAAGTGGTCGCAATATTTAAAAAAGCAAAAGAGAGTTTAAAGAAAGCACATGAACGAAAAAAGAAAAAGGTGTGATACTTGTGAGTGCTACGATTGCGACTGCGATGAATGCAATTGTGACTGTCACGATGAAGAAGAGGATGAGGTGCAAGGAGCACCTGTATGATAGAGTTTCTTCTTGTGTTTATGATTGACACAAGAGTGATAAATCAAACACAAAGATTTGAAGATATTAATAAATGTCTATACTTTGCAGAACGTCTGCATAACCAACCAGCTATACCAACAGAGGATGGAAATCAACGAATAACTGCATATTGCAAACCTATAAGGAAATAAAATGTTAGCAGAACTAGCTGCAGCGAATGCTGCTTTCGGAATAATAAAAAATTTCGTGTCAAACGGAAAAGAACTTTCAGGTTGTGTAAAACAGATATCAGATTTTGTATTCTCAAAAGAACAGTTAGAAAAGAAAGCAAACAAGAAAAAAGCTAGTGGTGGTGGATCAGACTTAGAAGAGTTCATGGCTCTTGAACAAATAAGAGAGAAAGAAGAAGAACTCAAGAAGATAATGATTTACCTAGGGAGACCGGGACTTTGGCAAGATTGGCAAAGATTCCAAGCAGAGGCTAGAAAGTCTAGACGATATGCAGAGAAGATGGCAGAGAAACGTAGACAAGAGTTAATAGAATATGCAGGTTATGGAATAGCATTTATCTTCATATTATTTTTTGCAGGAATATTAGCATGGCTACTAGCAAAATGGATGGGTAAAATATAATGGCATTGAAAAAATCACAGAGG